ACTTGGCACTAAGCACCAAAGCGCGCAACCTTTTTTATTTCCCGCTTTTGAGGAACAAAAAGGAAATATTGTCAAGGAAATAGAGAAAGCGTTAGGAGGTAAATGAAATGGTTAATTATCACGCACAATTCCGCCAACTCCTAATGAACGCCGCACAAGGCGTAACAGTTTACTATGAAGCAATATCTGAGAAAGTAGCTACTCCCTGTATCTCATACATGGAAGCTTCTAACAATTCCTCTGCTATTGGAGACACATTAAGTTATTCAGAAATTGTATTTCAAGTAAAAGTATGGGCGGAAACAGTAGACGAACTATTAACAATTACTCAGAACATAGACAGTGCGCTTCAAGGTAACGGCTTTATTAGAACAAACTCATATGAAACTACAGATGATGGGCTTCTGGTAAAGATACTAAGATACACCGCTACTGGCTATGAAACCAATAGGAGGTAACATACATGGCAACAGGTATTTTATCAAAGGGCATTACCCTTTCATATAAAGATGCACAAACATTTAAAGTAATTCCAGACTTACAGGAAATTCCAGACTTAGGCGGAGACACAGATACAGTTGAAACAACTACTCTTGCTGATGGCGCAAAAAGATATATCAAAGGTATTAAGGACTATGGCGACTTAGAATTTAAGTTCCTGTATGATAATACTGCTGAAACATCTAACTATCGTATTTTAAGAAAATTAGAAGATGCGGGTACAGTAACAGAGTGGAAAGTAGCATTCCCAGACGGCACAGAGTTTACTTTTAGCGGTTCTGTAACTACTAAAATTAGTGGCGCTGGTGTAGGAGATGCAATGACATTCTCTGGAACTATTACACTTAGCACTGATATTTCAGTTAAAAACCCAGAATAAATAATGCGAGAGAGGTATTAATGCCTCTCTCTTTTTTTTGAACATAAGGAGGAAAACATTATTATGAATATCACAAACATTAAACTAAATATTGTTGAATTAAAAACAGCAAATAAAACTTATGAATTGAAACTTACTACAAGAGGTGTAGTTAAGCTTGAGAAAGCAATTGGAAAGAACCCTATTTCATTATTCGTAACTGATGCGGGCGGTACAAGAATACCTACCATTAGTGAATGTGCATTAGTGTTATATTATGCGCTTCAACCAGAAGCAAAGAACTTAGACGCAGTATATGATATTATGGACGAATTTGAAGGTTCTTTTAATGACTTAGTAGTTATTATCATTGACTTATTCAAGGCAAGTGGAATTATTCCAGAAGATGAGGATAATTCAGAGAGAAAAAACTAACAGGGGAGGGCGAAGCAAGCCCTCCTTTTTTATTTGAAAACGAGATAGGAAACTTAATGGAAAGCGCGGTTTATTGCGGCGTAGGTATAAAAGAGTTCTGGGACTTAACGATAAAAGAAGTATCCATACTTATAGAAGCCTACAACAAGCACCAGAAGGAACAGTTACAGTGGGAAGCCCAGCTCTGCTATGACAATGCAATGCTGATAGGACGCACAACCGCATTCATTATGTCTGGTGGAAAAGATAAAATTCCGCAGAAGTACGAAGTATTCCCGACATTATTTGAAAAGCCTACACCTCAACAACAAGACTGGCGCATAGCAAAGGAGCGGCTAATGAATTTTGCTAAAGCGCATAACCAAAAGAGAGGTGAAACAACACAATGACAACCGAAGAATTAGTTGTAAGGATAACCACAGATACCGCCGCATTTAAACGTGGAATGCAAGATGTTAACTCTCAACTTAATGCTGTTGGAAGTAAAGCCAGCGGCGCATTCAGCAAGGCGGGGAGCGCACTTAAAAGCATTGGCGGCGTAGTAGCAAAGGGCGCAATAGTTGGTATTGCGGCTGTAGGAACTGCTACTCTTGCTATCGGAAAGCAAGCATTAGACGCTTATTCCAGTTATGAACAGTTAAGCGGCGGTGTTCAAAAACTATTCGGAGATAGTGCCTCTACTGTAGAGAATTATGCTAACAATGCCTTTAAAACCGCGGGCATGAGCGCAAATGACTATATGGAAACTGTAACAAGTTTCTCTGCTTCTCTTATTTCTTCTCTTGGAGGGGATACAGCAAAAGCCGCAGAACAGGCAGACAAAGCGGTTTCAGATATGTCTGATAATGCCAATACTTTTGGCACTGACATTAAGAGTATACAGAATGCTTATTCCGGTTTCGCTAAACAGAATTATACAATGCTTGACAACTTAAAGCTTGGATATGGCGGAACTAAAGAAGAGATGCAACGTCTCTTATCTGATGCAGAAGCAATTAGCGGTGTACATTATGACTTGAATAATTATTCAGACGTAGTTGACGCTATTCACGTTATCCAAGAGCAACACCACATAGCGGGTACAACCGCCAGAGAAGCCGCCACAACTATTGAGGGTTCTGTAAATGCGGCAAAGGGCGCTTGGAGTAACTGGGTTGCGGGCTTAGGCAAGGATAACGCGGATATGGGTAAACTTACTGGCGAATTAGTAGACAGTGTAGTTACCGCGGCTGGGAATATCTTGCCACGTATCGCAAAGATAGGAAAGAGTTTACTTGCAACAGTACCTAAAATTATTACCAAGATAGGCTCTGCAATAAAGAGTAACTTACCTAAAGTATTAAATTCTGCGGGAAAATTAGTTACATCAACACTTCCTAAGCTTCTATCTGGAATTATTTCTAAGATAAAAGAAGTATTCCCTAAGCTTGTATCAGCAGTAAAGACAGAAGCACCAAAGATAGCAACAGCTTTAGTAGATGGAATTAAAGAGAAACTAACTGGGGCTTTTGGAAACTTACCAATATTTGAAACACTTAGCAATTCATTCAGTAGCTTAAAGAGTTCTTTTAGTGGTTTATTCGATACACTTAAAGAAGCATTCTCCCCAATTATTCAAGCTTTCCAAGAATTATGGGGAAAGACAAGCGCGCAAGAAAAACAGACAACTCTATTAACTGTAGCTCTTGGAGCATTAAGCGCTGTATTTGATATTATTGCTACTGCGGTTAGAGTAATAACAGCAGTTATCCAAGGTATTATCACAGCTATTAAAACTGTAATTAATTTCATTGCTAACTTCAAAGCAAACGCTACAGCTCAATTTAATGCACTGAAAGTTAATATCACTAAGGCAGTTTCAAATATTAAGAATGCTATTATTAACACATTCAATTCCGCCAAGAGTAAAGCAGTAGCTATATTCAATGCTTTAAAGAGTACAGTAACCGCAGTATTCCAAAAGTTGAGAAGTACAGTAACATCTGTAGCTTCTGGAATGCGTTCAAGTGTTACATCTGTATTCAGCGGGCTTAGAAGTAGTGCAGTATCAATTATCTCTGGACTGCGCTCAAGCATAACATCTATCTTCTCTGGAATTAGAAGTAGTGCAATATCAATTGCTTCTGGAATGCGTTCGGGAGTATCTTCTGCTTTTAGTGGAATATTAGGCTCTGCAAGCTCTATCTTCAATGGTGTGCGTAATACTATTACAAATGCTATTTATGGAGCAAAGAACGCTGTAGGAAATGCAATTAGTACAATGAGAAGCTTCTTCAACTTCTCTTGGAGCTTGCCGCATATCGCATTACCGCATATTTCTGTTAGCGGAAGGTTTAGTATCAACCCACCAAGCGCGCCGCATTTCGGCATTAGCTGGTATGCAAAGGGTGGTGTATTCGATAGCCCTTCAATTATCGGTGTTGGTGAAGCTGGACAAGAGGCGGTTATGCCATTAGAGCATAATACAGGATGGATAGATACCTTAGCGGGCAAACTGCAAAATAGAATGGGCGGAACGTCCAGTAGTGACAGACCAGTAAACATTGTCCTTCAAGTAGATAGACAGAGACTTGGTAAAGTAGCTATTGCTTCTATCAATGACATTATCGAACAGGAAGGTGCTATTCCATTAGCAATATAAGAAAACTGCGGGCAGGGGCTTAGGCTTCTGCCCTTTATATATAGGAGGACTCAAGACATGATGATAAATTCAACAGAAATTATCTATCCTCAAAGCATTGACTATGATACAGAAGATGTAGGTTCTACATATACAACTGTATCTGGTAAAACTGTAGTAGACATTGTGCGGAGCAAGAGAGTATTAGAATGCGAATGGGGCGGCTTAACCGCAGAACAGCTATCCGCTTTACTTTCTCTTGTGGATGAAAGGATAGTAAATGTAACATATTACGAACCTAAAACCGCACAGGAAGAAACAAAAACATTTGTAGCTTCTGACATTAAGTTTGAGGCGTACACTCTCCAAGAGACAAAGAAGATATTTAATTCTCTGGAAATTACATTTACAGAACAGTAAGGGGGCTAAGATATGTACACAATAGATAGTGATATTAAACAAGCCTTCCTTGCTTCCAAAAGAAAAGTAGGTTTAAAAATAGTAATTGCGGGACAGTTTACTCTTACAGAAGACAATATCATTAGTATGAAGATAACTTCTACTATGGGTTCTGGTGATGCTTTTACTATTGGAAATTATACCAAAAGGCAATTAGATATAACCTTAGTTAGAAAGGATGCGCCGCTGGCTTTATCAAATAAGCAAGTAAAGGTGTATGCGGGAATTGATGTATCTGGGGTTAGAAAATACTTTTTAATTGGAACATTCCAGACGGACTCTAACAGCTTAGTCATTAATAGAACAACAGTATCTATCAAAGCTTATGACTCAATGCGTAAATGTAAGAAAGGCGCTCTATCTTTAAAGACAACATATAAAAATAAGAACTTAACTTTCTATGCGGATATGCTGGCTAAGAAGCTGGGGGTTTCCCTTACCGATACCGCGCAAACCTTACTTGCTAACGTAGATAAAAACCAGAAGTGGACATTAGACTTAGAGAAGGGCGGCAATACCATTGCCCGCACAATGCAAGCTGTAGCTTTAGCTCTTGGCTCAACCGCTGTTATTACAAATGATAATAAGCTGGACTTTATTAGAATACGTCCTAAGAGTAATATAAAGCTTACACCAGACTTCTATACAGACTTAGATATACAGGACTTAGATGAATTTACAATAGAAGGACTGAAACTTATTGTACCAAAAGAATTAACTGCGGATAGGAAAGAGGACGTAACCTATTATTATCCTAACAATACAATTAAAACCTCTATTGAAATTCAAGAGACAAAGAGTGACTTATTCAAAGATAAGTCAAGAGATATATCAAAACAATTAGGATATATCTCAGATAATATGTTAATTGGTAGAGGTAAAGCTTTACCATTTAGATACATGGGCTATGAGTTAGAATGTCCTTCCTTACCTTTTATTGAAACAGGAGATGTGATAAGCGCGCAAGCCTATGACGGAACTGTTTATGAGCTGATGGTTATTACCCATGAATTAAATTATTCTAACGGTAGCTTCTTATCTAAAATGAAAGCAGAGCTTCCAAGTTCTAATAACGTACAAGCTATAGAGAGTAGTGCGGGCGCTATTACTGGCGCATTAACCATAGCCACAACAAAGATACTGGAAGTTAATAAGTTAGTAGCTAACCATATCGAAGCTACTAAGGCAGAGTTTGATATACTGGAAGCAAAGAAAGCCAACATTGAAGACTTGAATGTAACTAATGAAACTGTAAAGAACTTACAAGCCAAAAGCATAACAACTGATAATTTAGCGGCAAAGGTAGCTAATATCAATTCATTAACGGCGCAAGATGCTATCATTAAAAACATTTCTTCTGTGGCTCTGAGTACAGAAGTAATTAAGGCGGCAGTTGCAGACGTTGGCTATGTGACAACTGATAAGTTAGATGCGGCAATAGCCAATAGTGAGAAGTTAACGGCAATAGACGCAGACATTACAAAGCTTAAAGCGGATACCGCAGACATTTCTACTTTGCGGGCAAACAGCGCCGCAATTAATAAGTTGGTAACTGGTTCTGTAGATATTAAAGAAGGCAGTTTCATTCAAATAAAAGCAGATACTACAAGAGTAGAGAATGGCTTTATTCAAGATGCAATGATAGGCAATGTATCAGCTTCTAAAATTAACTCGGGCACAATTAATACTAACTTAGTTAATATCCAAGGAAGTAACGGTAACTTCCTTATTAAAGATAATACATTACAAATTAAAGATACTGATAACAAGGTGCGCATTCAAATGGGCTTAGATAGCAAACAGCAATATAACTTAGGTATATATGATGCAAATGGTAATGTATTATTTGATGCTCTTGGACTTGGAAATGATACAGTAAGAGATATTAACGTAGCGGCAAATGCTAATATCTCGGCGGGTAAGTTGAATATTGATAGCTTGTACCAAGAGATAAACAATGAGGACGACGAGAATACAATTAAAGCAACTAAAATATTCTTAGACGAACAACAGGCTACATTAGATGCTTCTTTCAGAGAAATGAGCGGAGACTTAGATACCGCTTTAACGCAGATACAAGTAAATGCGGACGGCATTAACCTTGTAACCTCAAAGATAAACGATACAGAAAACTCAGTAAATAAAGTTACTCAGAGTGTTAACGGACTGAGAAATGAGTACAATACAACTAAAGAGAACGTAGATGGGCTATCAGAATTTACAAGGGCATACTTTGAGGAAAGTTCAGAAGGTAAATTCATTATCGGTAAAGGCGTAGAAGGTAACTGCGCGAGAATGTCCCTTGACACAGATAGAGTAGAGTTTATCAACGCCGCAAATGAAGTAACCGCATATTTTGGTAATAATGGTTTCGGAACTACTCAAGGTATTGTTACTACTGGTGTTTTAACTATCGGTAACTTTGCATTCATTCCAAGAGATAACGGTTCATTAGACTTTAAGAAAATATCATAGGGGTTGGGCGGCAAGCCCAGCCTCTTTATTTTAGGAGGTATATACATGGCTAAAAGCAGAATTAAAGCAAGCAAAAGTAGCATAAAGCCAGGACAGACCAATACTATTAATATTACCCGCGATAGCAGTTTTTATAAACATACAATTAAATATACAGTTGGTAAAATATCTAAAACAGTAGCAACTAAAACCTCAAGCGCAAGTGTAAATATAACTATTCCATTGGATGTAATAGCGCAGTCTCCAAATAAAACTCAGACTTGTACTGTTACTTGCACAACTTATAATGGCACTTCTTCTATGGGTTCTACTACTTGTACATTTGCGGTTGCCCCTTATCCACCTAATGAAATTATAGGTACTGGCTTTACTGATGGTTATTTAGGCAGAGAGTTAGAGGTATTTATAGAAAAAAGCAACAGCAACTTTACAAGTACATTGAGTTATTCTTTTGAGGGAAGTAAAAACACAGTAGTAGCTACTGATATTACAGCTACAGAAATTGCATTTACACCGCCATTAGACTTGGCTACATATATTCCAAATAAAGAAAGTGGAACATTAACAGTAAAAGTAGAGACTTATTATCAATATACTAAAGTAGGCGCAACACAAACTTTTACTATGACACTTGACGTTCCAAAAGAAGTAAAACCTACAATTACTGAAACTGGTTGGGTTGACACTTCTGGTTACGCGACTAAGTACGGCGCGCCAGTAGCAAGCAAGAGTACAATTATGCTAACATCAACTGCGCAAGGTATTTATGATAGTCATATTTCTAAGGTATATTATGCGGTTAATTCCATAAGCAAAACATACACAAACCCAAATGCGGGCGAACCTACACTTTCTTCAGGAATGGAATTTCCAGAGAATGTAATAAGTTGGTCAGCTAATAAATTTGTATATAGCATTACCGCAGAAGATACACGTGTACATTTATCAGATACATTCTTTAGCAAGGAAATTGCGGTTCTGTCTTATAAAGCGCCGCAGATACGCCATAGCTTCTATAGATGTGACGCTTCTGGAAATAAACTGGAAGACGGCACATATGTTAAATTTAGTCTCATTCATGCTTTCACATCATTGAATAACAAGAACACTAAGCACGTAAACATTTATCGAGACAATACTAAAATTTACACTGGCGAACTTGCAGACTATAACAGCTCTGTTGATATTGTTACTTCTGGTTGGGGCAGAGACGTAACATATACATTTAAGATAGAGCTTGTAGACGACTTCTCTACAACCGCAGTAACAGGCAAGATAGACCCAGTTTTCTCACTTATCAACTTCAACACTAACGGTACTGCTTTAGCTTTTGGAGGCGTATCAACCAAGAGCAACACAGTAGAGTTCTATATGCCGCTCTATACAGATAAAAGCTTTTTATTTAAAAATGGTAGTTCTATAAGTATGGACGGAAATAATTTACTGTTAGGAACAAGCGCAGTAGACAGCTATGTAACTCTCAAGGACGCGGCAAGCGCAAACGGAAAAGATAAATGGATGCTAACCGCAGACGGAAACTTTTCTTGCGCGAATGGTATAACCGCAGATAATTATTATAGTAAAAATGGAAGTGGTACAGTTGCAAGGTTAATTACTTTGTCTGGCTCTGGTAACGTTGCAATTAACCCTATTGAAGATGGTTCTGGAACTACCAACATTTATGGCGGAAAAACTGGAATAGTTCAATTCGGTTCTGGTACTGCGCCAGTAGATATAAGACGTAACGGACACGATATATTCGACACCGCTTATTCAAGAAATACAGATGCAATAAATTGCGCTTCTGGTAAGTGGGTTACTACTAAAGCAAAAGCCTCATTACATAGTGGCATATGGATAGTAATAGGTAAAGTATCATATGCGGCGGCGGCTGGCAAGAGAAGAGGTATCCGCATTTACAATAATACTGATGCTACTGCTTATGCTTCTGGACAGTACGTTTATGGTGGTTCAACTACTTCACAAACAATATATGTTAATGCTACAATGATACTTAATATTTCATCTACTAAAGAAATTGCAATACAAGCTTACCAAGATACAGGAAGTAACCTACATGCAACAGAAGCAATTTTACAAGCGGTATGTGTAGGATAAGGAGGTAACAATGGACTTAACAGCAATAACTAACGTAATATCAACAGTGGGCTTTCCAATAGCTTGTGTAATTGTATTAGGCTTTTTTGTCTACCAAGTGTGGCAAAGAGAAACGACAAACTTTGAGAACCAGATACAAACTATGCAGGAGAAATGTTCCATTAGAGAAGAGAAGCTCTATAAGGAGATAGCAGAGAACCGCGCAGTAAACCAAAAGGCAATTGAAACTATAGCCTCATATGCGGAGAAGCTAACTTCTATTCAAGATGATGTAAAGGACATTAAGACTGATATTATTGAAATTAAGGCTCGACAATAAAATGCGAATGTGCTAAAATAAGAACTGGAAATAAGATGCTCAGGTGTTGGACAATAAGATGCCTAACACCGAAAAAAACCAGTAACTATGCGGGTTCGCGAATTAGCGGGTTCGGTATCTGATGGATATGAAGATGCCTAAATTTGCTTAAAATTATAAGATGCCGAACCCAGTAACTATGCGGGGTTCGGCGTTTTTTTGTCTTCTACTTGTGCATCTTATGTTCTGGTGATACAATAAAATAAGAGTACCAGAATTTAGGCATTTTATTAGGAGGTCTTGAAAAAATGGCAAAGAGAAGAATGAAAGTTTCACAGGAAGAAATAGGCACTACTTTTAATGACGCACTGGCTGAGTTTATAGAAGCTAAGGAACTACAGAACTGCACTCAAAAGACAATAGGCAATTATCAATATGCAATAGAAAAGTTTGCAGAATATAACGACTTTGATGATGAAACTCTGGTTTCTGAATGCACTCAAGGAATATGCAACAAATACAAAAACCACTTACTCAAACAAGATATTAGCTTTAACTCAGTAAATGGCTATGTCCGCAGTATCAGAACTTTTCTCTATTGGTGCGAGCGCAAAGAGTATATCCAAGAGCATATAGAACTAAAGGACGTAAAGGGACAAGCTAAGAAAATTAAGTATTATACAGAGGACGAAATGAAAGACTTGCTTCAAAAGCCAGTAGGCAACAATAATTATGGGGCTTGGCGTATGTGGGCGGTAATAAGTTTCATTTATGCTACTGGGGCAAGGGCGCAGTCTGTATGTGATGTAAAAATGGAAGACTTGGACTTTTACAAAAAGGAAATTACATTTACTCACCAGAAGAACAAAAGCTTATTAGTATTGCCAATGTCCGAAGCACTTGAGCGTACATTAAAAGAATATATCCGCAAATGTCACCTCCAACAGGAAGAATACTTATTCCCTACAATTACTGGGGAACAGCTTCACCCGCATACACTAAATACTGCTATTCGTAGCTATTGCGCGGCGCGCGATATACCGATGCGCGGTATCCACGCTATACGTCACGCATTTGCAAGCCAGTACATCCGCAATGGCGGCAACCCTGTTAAGTTACAGAAGATACTTAACCACTCTTCTTTTAAAATGACAGAGCGCTATTTGCATCTTTTTGGCGAGGACTTGAAAGTAGACTATTCTGACTTTTCACCTCTGGACACAGCTACAAAAGCCAAAAGTAGAACAAAAAAAGTTGGACGCTCTTAAAAGCCTTTTTAAGACGTTTTTGCGGCGCGCCGCATAAAGAGTACCATAACGCGTTTAAAGTGGCTTAAAACTCAAAATACAAGCTCTGAGGGGCAAATAAAAAAGAGAGAGGAACAAACCTCTCTCTTTTTTTTAATTAAAGCGCATTAATTCTATCAAACATAGTTTTCTTTTTCTCTTTTTTCTTATATCCCATGAATTTCTCTAAGAATTCAAACTTTAACTGGACGAAACTAATAGGACGCGTCTCAATTCTTGGTTTCTGAGTCTTATCCGCCTTTTTGTTTTCACCTCTTGGATATACCTTGTACTCAGTTTCTTTAGCCGCAGTCTTCTTTAACCATGCAACTTCATCATTCTCTTGACACCACTCAATAATGTCGTCAATATTCCAGTCTTTATAGTCTCTTTCTTCTTTTGGAATACTTCTGTCAACTTTACTCTGTTTTTTAGCCATATCCGCTACC